GGACCCCGACTCTCCATGGCCTGTTTATACCCCAAAACGAGTCGATAAGTCATGATTAGTGATGATCAGGTCATAGTTGATTCCCCAAAGGCTGAAATAGTCTCAGATCGGCTGGAATCGGTTTTTTTGCCGGTAACAGCTCCACGAATCCACTCACCGCTCAATGATTTGCCATCGCGTGGCTTTGAATTGATTGATTTTGCTGACCAAATTATCCCGGGCGGTTTTATGCCGTGGCAAAAGTGGCTGGCAGAGCATTCACTCAAGGTGAAGCCCGATGGCCGCTACCTTCACCCAATTTCAGTTGCGACAGTTGCGAGGCAAAATGGCAAAAGTACCTACATGATGGCCAGAATCATCATGGGTCTTTTTCATTGGGATGAGTCGCTGCAAGTTTCCACAGCTCACAGATTGGTCACATCGCTGGAGCAATTTCGAGCGATTGTACAGATCATCGAGGAAAATGCGGATTTAGCCAATCAGGTAAAGCGCATCCGCTGGCAACATGGTGCCGAGGAAATACAAACTCTCAAAGGCAATCGCTTTATTATCAAAGCTGGTGGATCGGCAGCCCGTGGATTGTCAAAGCCGGAAAGCATCCACATGGATGAGATTCGAGAGCTGCACGACATGGAAACTTTTGCAGCTATGCGGTACACATTGATGGCTGCCAAAAATCCACAGGTCAATTGTTTCAGCTCGGCCGGTGACTCTCATTCAATCGTTTTAAATCAATTGCGCGAAAGAGGATTGGCCGCAGCTAGCGGCGCAGCCGATGATGTGGGCTATTTTGAGTGGTCTGCACCAACTGATGAAATTACGCTGGAAAATGCGGCATTTGCCAATCCGGGTCTTGGCATCACTATTCACCCGGACAACATCCGAGCCGTTTTTAATGATCCACCGGATGTGATTATGACCGAGGTTTTGAACAGATGGGTTCAAACAATTTCCAGCGTGGTCGGAGCCAAAGAGTGGCAAGAGTGTGGCGATGAATCAATTGACCTTGATGAGGACAAGCTCACATGGATGGCAATTGACATTTCGCCAGATCGCAAAAATGCTGCATTGGTAGCTGCCCAAAAGCTTGGGTCGGAATCATTTGTCGTAAAGCTGTTGCACACATGGGAAAACACAATCCAGTTAGATGATCGAGCAATTGCCAATGATGCTGCCTCATATTGCCGAAAATACCCAATCGAGTATTTGCTTTATTCAAGGCGCACATCCGGAGCCGTTGCATCGCGTATGCAGCCGGCCGGTATCCCGATTCATGACATGGATGCGGATTATCCTCAAGCGTGTGATGAATTACTGGGTGCAATCAATTCCGGGCGTTTGAAACATCGAAATCAATCAAAGCTGACCGAGCAGATTCTTTCAGCTGTTCAATTGCGTAGAGGCGATGGCGGCTGGGTTATTGGAAGGCGTGCCAGCGGTACGGCCGTGGCGGCAGCTGTGGCCGCTGCACTTTGTACACACTTTGCGACACGCCCAGAAACAGAAATCGACATTTTAGTGGGTTGATGCTTGACATTTTGAGAAAATGGGTGCATGGGATTATTTGATCGAAAGCGCACCATTGAAGCCGTGGCAATTGACCGCGGTGCTGATGTAGCTGCACAAATTGGGCCAGCTCCAACGCTGGATGCATTTTTCCCATTTGGTGGAGCCGATTATATTGTAAGCCGCGAGGAAGCAATGTCCGTGCCAGCAATTGCTCGCGCACGCAACATGATTTGCAATTCAATCGCGACAATTCCTTTGATCACACGCGACAAAGATACAGGTGCAATTATTGATCAACCTGTTGTGATTTCTGATCCGGACAAGCGGGTGCCAGGAGCAGCATCATGGGTGTGGGCGTGTGAGGATTTATTATTTACGGGATTTTCATATTTTCAAATAATTGATTTGTTTGCAGACACAGGCCGTGTGCGCCAAATGTGGCGCGTTGCTCCAAATCGCGTTGGCGTTTTCTTAAATTCAATCGGCACTCAGATTGAGTATTACACAGTCGATGGATCGCGCGTGCCAATGACTGGTGTCGGATCACTTGTTGTATTTTACGGCAACGATGAAGGTTTATTGAATCGCGCAGGTCGCACAATTCGTGCCGGTGCAGAGCTTGAAAGAGCTGCGGCAATGTACGCAAAAGAGCCGGTGCCATCGATGGTTTTGAAATCAAACGGCACAGCATTGCCAGCTGATCGCATTGCAAAACTTTTGGATGCATGGGGCGCAGCTCGTAGAAATCGTGGCACAGCGTTTCTCAATGCCGATGTTGAATTGACAACAGTCGGATTTTCTCCAGAGCAAATCGGCCTCAATGCTGCACGCGAAATCATTGCCACAGAATTAGCTCGCGCCGTGGGAATTCCGGCCTACTTTATTGATGCGCCGACTGGATCATCCATGACCTATGCAAACGCCCAGACGGCGCGTCAAACTTTGTTGGACTTTTCTCTTTTGCCGTTGATGAACAGCATTTCCTCAAGACTTTCAATGCCGGATTTCACCCCATCAACACAGCGCGTGGAATTTGATTTGAAGGCTTACTTGCGCGGATCAGAAAAAGAGCGTGCAGAGATTTACAAGATTTTATTTGAAATCGGCGCGATCACCACCGATGAAATTAGACAAATGGAGGACATGATCTCATGAAGCTAACAACACCAATGCACATCACGGCAGCTGATTCAGATTCGCGCACAATCAGCGGTCGCATCGTTGCTTTCAATGAGCACGCAAACGCATCAACCGGCAAAGTTGTATTTGCTCGCGGATCAATTCAACCGCAGGATGTTTTTCTTAACCTTGAACATGACAATACACGCAGGATCGGAAAAAGTATCGCGATGACTGTGAACGACAAGGAAATGACGGCTACATTTAAAATCGCCAACACCACAGCTGGCACCGATGCATTGACAGAGGCAATGGAAGGCCTACGCGATGGATTCTCAATTGAATTGGCTGTGGACAATTACGAAATGCAAAAAGATGGCACCATGAAGGTGCTCAATGGACAGCTCACAGCTGTCGCTTTGGTTACTGAACCGGCCGTGCGATCTGCACGAGTTTCGGAAGTAGCCGCATCAGAGGATTCTGAAACTGAAACAGTTACAGAGACAACAAACCCAAATGAAGGAGACAAAGTGGACAACACTACCGAACCAGTCGCTCCTGCCGTTGAACCGGTAGCAGCTCCAGAAGTCGCCGCACCAGTACAAGCATCGCGCCCGGCTTACTACACAGCACCACGATCACCAATTGTGGACAAGGTTTCATACCTTGAGCACTACCTCAAGGCAAGCATTTTGCATGATGAGGATTCACGCCAATATGTCAAGGCAGCTGATAACACAACATCAACAGCACCGGGCATGGTTCCAACACCACAAAGCACACAGGTGATCAATGCACTTGCAAACGCAGATCGCGGAACAATCGATGGCATCAGCAGAGAAACACTTGTTGCTGAAGGCATGACATTCGAGTTGCCCCGTGTGACCGCTGTGCCCAGCGTTGATGCAATTGCCGAAAATGGCGCAATTACAGACACATCACTTTCAGCAACATTTCTTTCTGTATCTGTTCAGCCATTCAAAGGCCGTGCCATTTCCACAGTAGAACTCATTGACCGAAGCCGGCCAGAGTATCTAACAGCTCTATTGCAAAATCTTGAATTTGCTTATGCAAAGGAAACAGATGAATATGCACTTGCAGCAATGCAAGCGGCAGTCACTACCACGACAGCACAGGCAGCAAACTCAGCAACCGGATTTCTTGGATACACATCAAAGGCAGCCGCAAATGTTTATGGCGCATCACTTGGATTCGCTCGCTCATTAATTGTTTCACCTACACAATGGGGAAACATCATGGGATACAACGACAATGGCACACCGCTATACAATGCGGCACAACCTAGCAATCAGGCAGGAAATGTCCGAGGCGATTCTTTGCGCGGTGTAGTTTCACCGGGCTTGAACCTTTATGTTTCACGCTCATTTGGTAACGCTGGCACAACAACAGCCGATGCCGATTCTTCAATGGTAGTTGTAAACCCAGATTCATACACATGGTATGAGTCACCACGCTTTACGCTACGCACCAACATCAACAGCGATGGAACAATTGACATCCTGTATTACGGATACGGCGCGCTAGCTGCAAAGGTTCCAAACGGAGCACAATTCAACAACCTCCCATAAATCACTATCGGTAGCGGTCGCTCCCGAACGCTACTGACACGAAAGGAACCGAGATGCCAGCAATAGTCACAGCCGCACAGCTGAGAGCAATTCTTGGTGTCTCGGTTTCTTTGTATAGTGATGCTCAATTGGATTCATTTATAGATTCCGCTGAGCAAACAGTTTTGCCTTTACTTACGCAATACCAATCATCGGTGACTTTTGCCAATGTGAGTGATTCCGTCATTTATTTCACCACAATGCGGCCAAATTACTTTGTGCCGGGTCAATCTGTTGTTGTTACCGGGGCCGGAGCTTACAGCGCGACCTACACAGTCACCGATGATCGGATTGAGCCTTACACTTTTACAGCTGCAACAGCTGCCGCTGATCGTGACTATCCATTGCCGTTTATTCCAGCGGCAACAGCGACATTAAGCGGTGGCTCGGCAGCGGCTTTGTACGCAAACACACCACCGATTGAAAACGCAATTTTGGTTGTAGCGGTTGAGATTTTTCAGAGCATTACAGCTCCCGGCAACCAGATCATGTCAGACAATTTTCAGCCGTCACCATTCGTGCTCGGCCGAAGTCTTAGCAACAGAGTCATTGGCCTCTTAGGCCCGTTTCTTGATGTCGAAACGATGTGCCAATGACCATCGAATCCCAAATCCGAACACCATTGAAAACAGCACTTTCAGGAATTGCTGCCAATGTGTACAACGGCATCCCAGAGACGATGACTTCTCCAAGCATATGTTTAGTCCCGGATGCGCCATATTTCGAAAGCGTTTTGATTGCAAAGGCTCAAACACGGGTTAAAGTCAATCTTACAGTCACAGGCGTAGTTGCATATATGAACAATGCCGCCGCTTTGGACAATCTTGAACAATTGATGATCAGCATCATTGGCGCAATGCCAGCCGGCTACGAAGTCGGCAATGTCAATCAACCACAACCATTGGAAGTCGGTGCAGGTAAGTACCTCACGGCCGATTTACAAGTAAGCACCTACTACACCAATTAAAGGAGAAAAAAAATGCCAACAACAATCATTACCGGCCGCGATGTGTCATTTACCTTGGACACAAAAAACTATGATGCACAGACAACATCGGCCACGCTTTCATGTGACACGATCATCGAAACCTACCAAACACTCGATGGCCGCGCTTACAAATCGATCGATACACAATGGACTTTCACCATCGAGCTTTTGCAAGATTGGGGCGCACCAGCTGGAGCGGTCGGATCACTATTCGAATCAATGTGGTCAAATGCTGAATCAGCACCAAACACAACTGTGGGAGTTTCTTTCACAGCTGCATCAGGTGCCGTTTTTGCTTTCAATGTTTTGCCAATTTTCCCAACCGCAGGTGGCGCAGCACCAGGAGCATTGACAGACACATGGACATTGACAGTCGTGGGAACACCAACCGAAACATTTAGTTAAAAAAAGAATCGGGAGCAAAAATGAAACTAGCAATTACAATTGAATACACGGCCGGGGAGAGCGCGACCTATACCGCGCTCCCACCGGAGTGGATGAAGTGGGAACAAAAGACAGGCAACACAATCCAGCAAGTACAAGACAAGCTGGGCATTGCCGATCTGATGTTTTTGGCATATCACGCAATGAAACGCGAAGCTGGCGGAAAGCCAGTCAAAGCATTTGATGTGTGGTGTGAAACAGTCACCGACATAAACATGGGAGAGACTGATACCCCAAAAGCTACCAATCCGGAAGCATAAATCGGCTCCTTTGGGAGTTAGCAATATCGACCGGATTGCCACGATCGGAGTTTCAAACCGCTGAGGATGTTTTAACCGCATTTGAGATATTGGAGAAGCGCAATGGCAACTGATGCAATCACTTATGACAAGAGTGATTTGCGCGGCATCATCAGAGCTTTCAAAGCTATGGATGAGCAAGCTGTTGCACAAGCCAAAGGCGTTTCCAATGGATTGGCCACTTATTTGCAATCAAAGATCAAAAGCACGGCCGCTGGTCGGCCTAACAATGCAGCCGGTCGAATTGCTGATGGATCACGGGTAAGCAAGTCATCAAAAATCGGTGAGATTTCATTTGGCTTTGTATCTCAAAAATTTAGCGGCGGCGGTACAACTCAACAGCTTTGGGGCGGTTACGAATTTGGATCAAATAAGTTCAAACAATTCCCGGTGTGGTCAGGAAAGCAAGGCCGAGGCTCACGCGGTTATTTCATTTATCCAACATTAAGAGCCGAGCAACCTCACATCATTGCTCAATGGGAAACAGCGTTTTCTAAGATTTTGAAGGAGTGGTGATGGCCGGACAATCCAGAACATTAAAGCTCTCGATCCTTGGTGATATTGATCAGCTTAAAAGGAGCCTAGACACCGGCAGCCGAGAGGTTCAATCTTTTGGCTCGAAACTCAGCGATTTTGGCAAAAAGGCTGGCTTGGCATTTGCCGCAGCTGGAGCTGCCGCCGCTGTTTATGCCGGCAAATTGGCCGTTGATGGGGTCAAAGCGGCCATTGCAGATGCAGCCGCACAGGAAAGATTGGCATTGACATTACAAAATGTCACAGGTGCCACCAATGCCCAAATTAAGAGCACAGAGGATTACATCACCAAAACATCGTTGGCCTTTGGCGTAACTGATGATGATCTAAGACCATCGCTGGAGCGTTTAGCTCGTGCCACAGGTGATGTCGAAAAGGCACAGAGATTGCAAGGCTTGGCCATTGATATTGCAGCCGGTAGCGGTAAATCGCTCGAAGCCGTGTCAAATGCCTTGGCAAAGGCTCAAGAAGGCAACACAGCCGCTTTAGGTAAATTAGGTGTTGGCCTAAGTGCTGCCACGCTTAAAACACTTTCAATGGATGAGATTACAAAGAAGCTGGCAGATACCTTTGAAAATCAGGCATCGGTTAAAGCTGAGACATTTCAAGGCAAAATGGATCGTTTAAGAATTGCGTTTGATGAAGGCAAAGAGACAGTCGGATCATTTATTCTTGATGCAATCACACCATTGGTCACGATCTTTGTGGATAAGGTAATCCCAACGCTTGCAAAAATGGCGGAGAACATTGGCACAAATCTCAAAGACCCATTAAATGGAGTCAAAGATATTTTAACCGATTTTGTTGTGCCGGCTTTCAAAGCCTTGTACACATATTTGTTTGATTTTGTAGTGCCATTTTTTGCAAACATATTTGGACCAGCATTGACGGGATTGAAAAAGGCGTTTGATACAATCAGCACAGCGATTTCAGATAATGAAGCAGATTTAGAACCATTGTTCAAATTGTTTAAATCCGTTGCAGAATTTGTGCGAGATAATCTTGGCCCAGCAATTGGCACAGTTTTAAAGGTTGCATTTGAGGTTGTCGGCAAGGCCATTGCAGCTGTTGTCACAGGTGTATCAAAGCTTGTTGATTTCTTTGATGATGTAATTGACAGAATTAAAGCTTTTATCAAATTGGTTAAGGACAATCCGCTTGTTGCCGGCATTGGAGATCTTATTGACAGGATTTTTGGTGGAGGCCGCGCAGCTGGTGGCCCGGTAAATGCTGGCACAACATACCTTGTCGGTGAGCGTGGCCCCGAATTGTTTACGCCATCCGGTAGCGGCTCGATCATCCCAAATCATCGCTTGGGCGGTGGTGGCGGTGGCATCAGCATCACAGTCAATGGCGCGCTTGATCCGGAAGGTGTAGCACGGCAAATTATCACGATTCTTAACAATTCAAGCTATCGAGGCACATTAGGTTCTGGAGCTTTCGCATGAGCCTTTGGAATCCCGAATATCAGATTTTGATTGATGGGGTCGATTACAGCTCATCGACAATTGCAAATCTGGGAATTACATCCGGTCGCACATCGATCTATGAACAACCCGTGGCCGGATATTGCTCGGTCGAGTTAATCAATTTTGATAATACGGATTATCCATTCACAGTCGGCACCGACATTTTGATTTCAATCAAGGATTCAACCGGCACATTTGTCAATTTGTTTGGCGGCTTTATTTCAGACCTTGAAATTTCCGTGCAATCAGCTGGATCGGTCGGATACACCACAGCTGCACGCATCACGGCTTTGGGAGCTTTGGCGAGATTGGCCAGAGCAAATTGGGAATTGGCTTTGGCTAAGGATTTTGATGGCGATCAGATATATGCCATTTTGTCAGATTTGTTGCTTAACAATTGGAATGAAGTTGCACCGGCTTTACAATGGTATCAATACGATCCGACCACAACATGGGCAAATGCTGAAAATGTAGGCCTTGGCGAAATTGATCAACCCGGACAATATGAAATGGTCGCGCGAGCTGCTGATCCTGTTTCAAGCTATACAATAGCCTCACAAATTGCCGAGTCTGCATTGGGCTATATGTTTGAGGATTCATCAGGCCGCATTGGCTATGCCGATGCATTACACCGACAGACATATTTGCAAAACAACGGGTACACCACAATTTCAGCCAACACATCGATTGGCGTTGGATTGAAGTCAATTACCCGATCAGGTGATGTCCGAAATTTTATTACCTTGAACTACAAAAACTCAAAGATCGATGTCAGCGATTTGGCATCCATTTCCCAATATGGCAAATTTGCTGAAATTTTTGACACCAATTTGGAAAATGCCGGTGAAGCTTTGGCCGTGGCTGAAAGGCGTTTGCAGCTCAAAGCCTATCCACGCGCTTTTTTTGACTCAATCGAATTCCCATTGGGATCACCCGAGATTGATGATGCAGACCGCGATGATTTGCTCAACATATTCATGGGCTTACCGCTGGAAATCACGGATTTGCCTAGCAATATCGTGAACACAGTTTTTCAAGGCTATGTCGAAGGCTGGACATTTCGCTCGACATATAACGCTTTGTCAATCAGCATCAACGCTTCACCAATTGAATTCTCCCAAGTGACACTCCGATGGAATCAAGTGTCCGCTTTGGAGTCTTGGAATACAATCAACCCCACACTTACATGGGAAAACGCGATCGGATCGGTGGCATAAATGGCAACTACAACTCCCAATTTTGGCTGGCCGGTGCCAACGAGCACCGATTTGGTCAAAGATGGCGCAACAGCAATTGAGGCTTTGGGCGATGGCATCGACACATCGATGGTCGATCTCAAAGGCGGCTTAACAGGACAGGTTTTGGCTAAGGCCACAAATGCAGATATGGATTTTTCATGGGTCACAACTGATGACACCAATGCAATTCAAAATGCAATTGTGGATGCAAAAGGCGATCTCATTGCAGCTAGTGCAGCCGATACACCGGCTCGCCTAGCCGTGGGCAACAATGGGGAAACTCTCGTAGCAGATAGTTCCACCGCGACAGGTTTGCGCTATAACGCAAACTACGCAGCAGGTAAAAACAAAATCATAAATGGCGCATTTGACATCTGGCAACGTGGTACGTCTTTTGCGTTATCAGATGGCGCGGTTACTTATACGACAGACAGATTTTATTCTTTTCTTTCAGGTACTTTTTCGGCAACAATCAGCCGTCAGGCTTTTACCGCTGGAACAGCGCCTGCTGCACCATACGAAAGTCAGTATTTTTGGCGTAACACAATCAGTTCAATTACTGGATCTTTAAATTTTAATCGTTTTGGTCAAAAGATTGAAGATGTTAGAACACTTGCTGGGCAAACAGTTACTGTTTCTTTTTGGGCAAAGGCTGGTGCTAATGCTTCTTGGACACCACAATTGGTTCAAGAGTTTGGTTCAGGTGGCTCATCAGCAGTTTTTGCAAGCGGTTCAGCGGTAAGCGTTACAACTTCTTGGCAACGCTTTACTCAAACAATTAGTGTTCCATCCATTTCTGGAAAAACTATCGGTGCAGGAAGTTCTTTGACTTTTATTATTGATATGCCTTTGTCTGGCGCACAAACCAATGATGTTTGGGGCGTACAAGTTGAAGCAGGTTCAGTCGCAACCGCTTTCCAAACTGCAACAGGAACAATTCAAGGAGAATTAGCCGCGGCTAGACGATATTACGTAAGATTTGGCGCAGCAGATGGATTGACTACTTCGGCTTTTAATGAATATGCCTATGGAAACACCACTACCACAACAAATCTAAGAGTTGGAATTAACTTACAGCAAAGGATGAGAGTCGCACCAACTGCGGTTGAGTACGCTAATTTGACAACTTTTGAATTAAACAATACTGAAAGAGCAGTTTCAGCCGTTACATTACAAAGTGCTACCAATAATAATACTGTTGGCAGCGTTGATGTAACAATCGCTGCTTCTACCAATTCAGCGATGCACAGATTAACGAATAGCAATAATACAGGTGGCTATCTAGCCTTTAGTGCGGAGTTATAAAAATGGATAATGTGACTTTTATTGAAGTTGAAACAGAACAAGGCATCTTTGAACACGCCATTATTGACCGAGGCAATGGAGAGTTTACTTCAATGCTGAAATCAACCTATGAGGCTATGCAATGGGAACAATCCACATGGATTGACACCGGTGATGAGTAACTTTCCACAAGGCACATTGCCGCGTTTGATTCAGGTTGCGCTCGCTGAGGTTGGCACAATCGAAACAGGCAACAATGAGACCAAATACGGCAAATTTATGAAAGCCGACAAGCTGCCATGGTGTGGATCATTTCTTAATTGGTGTGCTCATCAAGCTGGGGTCAAAGTGCCAAATGTTGTGAGCACGCGAGCTGGTGCCGAGGCATTTAAGAAAAACAAGCAATGGCACACCACACCAAAGATTGGTGACTTTGTTTTCTTTGATTTCATTATCGATGATAAAGAAACGATCAATCACATTGGCTTGGTGATCCGGGCATCGGAAAAACAGATCGTGACCATCGAAGGCAACACATCAGGCGGCTCAGGAAGTCAGCGCAATGGTGGCGAAGTCATGGTCAAATCAAGAGCTTTGGGAGCACGCTCATTTGTTATCGGTTATGGCCGACCAGCTTATGAGCCGTTTGCCGGTGATTTACCGGATCGACCAAAAGGAGAAAAATAATGGAACAAGCAAAAGCAATTGCGGCATCATGGGCGCGCTCATACATAGCAGCAGCTTTGGCCGTGTACATGGCCGGTGGAGACATTAAGGCAATGGCAATGGGTGGCGTGGCAGCTGTTGTCCCCGTAATTTTGCGCTGGTTAAATCCAGCTGACAAAGCTTTCGGATCAACGGGGAAATGATCTCGAAACTACGCGCGGCAGGTTTAGCTTTGATCCTTTCGCTAAGCCTTGCCGGGTGTGGTTATGATGGTTGGGTCAGATACCCATGCCAAGAGCATGAAAATTGGGAAAACAAAGATTGCCAGAAACCTCAATGCAAGGTAACTGGCACCTGTACAGAGGATTTGATAGGCGATGCCTTCCAAAAGTAAAGAGCGATTAAGTCAAGAGGACATCAAAGCTCGGTTGATGTTTCTCATTGGCTCGGTGCTGGCCATTGTGTTTCTTATTGTCACTTTGGGCATTACTTACGCATTGATCTTTGTGACACAGCCAATTGGAGCACAGGCTCCCAATGATGCAGCTTTCATCGATTTGCTCAAAACATTGGCGATTTTTCTCACCGGGTCATTGGGTGGCGTTTTAGCATCAAATGGCCTCAAAGACAAAACAAAATCAGAATACGAAAAAACCATCGAGAGGCGTTTATCCGGTAACGACACGCCATAATTTAAGCGTGATTCTTGAATTTGTCGGATTTGCCTGTCACTCTCTATTTCGGGAGCTGGTTCGCGGCTCCCAGAATCGGGAGCAATACAATGAACGAAGCATCAATTGTGATTATGTGTTTGATCGCTGGAGCCTTTTGGGCTGTCATGGCCTATTCGGTAGGTTTTAAGGAAGGCGAGCGACAAGGCTATACAAGAGGCCGAGCCGTAGCACGACACGCGGTATCAGCTGATCGGAAGGTCAAATAATGGCCGCATTTATGGATGGGTACGAAGGCAACAAAGATCGCACAGATCGATGGTTGGCCACATTTCCACAAGGTAGGTTGGAATCGCACATCATTGAATTTAATGCCGAAAAAGGCTATGTGCTCGTACAAGCCAAGGCATGGCGCAATCAAACTGAAATCGATCCAGCCGGCATTGATTATGCGTACGGCTATCTTGCAGCTTATCCGGACAAAATGAAGCGATGGATGGTTGAGGATACTGTCACATCAGCTTTGATGCGCGTGATGGCTTTGGTTATGGGCAACACGGAAAAAGCAACAAAAGAGGTTATGGCTTTGGTCAAAAGTGAAACACCAGCAGCCGATTATGATTATTGGACAAGAAAGCATGGCGATGTGCCGAGTTATCAAACAGCGGCCGAAGCTGAGCAAGCTGGCTCACCATCATTTGGATCATCGGCCGATTCTGCATGGACAGCCGATGCGATTCCATCATGCCGTCATGGTGAGATGCGTTGGAATCAAAGCAAGCCAGATGCAGCAAAATCATGGGGCGGCTACTTTTGCAGCGAAAAAGTCAAAGAAAATCAATGCACGCCGCGTTGGTATGTCTTGCGATCAACAGGAAAATGGGAGCCACAAGTATGAGCGACTTTGTTGAAATCATTTATCCTCAAGAGATGAAAGCCAGGTTGATGTGCAATGGCGAAATCATTGAGGAATACAAAATCGAGCAATGCGACAAATGCTCACAGCTAAGACGATTGGATCATTTTGGCTATCAAAAAGGCTATGACAAGCAAGACAACATCATTTGGTTTTGTGGTGATTGTCGATGATAGATCGCATCGAGGAAGTGCAATGCATGATTGCAGCTATTCAACATTGCCATGATCGATCAGCTGATCACAGCTCACGGATTGTCAAGGACATTTCATGGTTTGCTTATGTTGCGCAGATGGGCGAATCGATGGCCGCTGAGTATCTTGTAGCCAAGCGATTAGGCTATGACTACACACCCGGCATTACATGGGATAAGTCAAAGGCTGATGTGGGCGATCACATCGAGGTCAAATGGTCGGCCAATCCCAATAGCAATTTGTGGATTCAGGAATCAGATCGACATGATCGTGACATTGCGGTACTGGTTACAGGCAGCTCACCAAAGATGCACATTGTTGGCTGGATTCCGGTGGTTGTGGCCAAAAAACCACGCTATCGAAACGCATCACAAAACAATTGGTCGGTGCCTCAAATTAACTTACAACCCATCGAGACTTTAGCAAGGAGCAATTATGCACATCCTTCAATTTGATTGTTCGATATGTTCAAAGCTTTACGGAAAGCCAAAGCAACGCCATGGACTTAAGAAAGGTGCTGAATTAACAGAGCATGAGTGGTTTGCTCAATGCATGAGTTGTGGCACATTTGGCATCAAGATTGTTGATGATGCTCGGATTGAGGAAATGTCATTGTGACTAAGTTATCCACAGGCTTTGTCCACAGGTGTGCGAAACCTGTTGGAATCGCCCAAGATTACGCTCGGTATTTGACAGCGTTGGTACGCTCCAGACTCGCAGACGAGCCGGTGTGCCGGATAGCTCGGGCGCGATGTATGGTGCTATTGGCCGCGCTATGTATTGTTGGCACAACACCGGCAACAGCTGCAAAAGAAGTTAAA